AGAAGAAGTATTATCACTTACGGGTTGCCAAGAATGTGTTCGATCCTCCTTCGCCCCAGATGCGGTATGGGTTGGATGCACACAAGGCCGCAGAGGAATACGTCAGGGATAGCACCCCCCTGCCACCGCAGTTCAGTTACTTACAAGAGCCGCTGGACAAGCTGCGCTCCATGCCGGGGAAGATTTACTGTGAGCAGAAGCTAGGGTTGACCAAAGACCTTGAGCCGTGTGACTTTGACGCTAAGGACGCGTGGTGGCGGGGTATTGCTGACTTCCTGTGTATTGACGGGGATTCAGCAAAGGTCATAGACTACAAGACAGGAAAGAATACTTACGCGGATACCAAGCAGTTGGAGCTTTTGTCGTTAGCGGTATTCAAGCATCACCCGCAGGTGAAGTTCATAAAGGGTGCGTTGCTCTTCGTGATTCATACTGCGCTAGTGAAGGATAAGTATTCGCATGATGAACAAGATGCACGATGGGCAAAGTGGTTAGAAGAGACCAACAGACTAGACGCCGCATACGAGACTAACGTATGGAATCCAAAGCAGAACTTTACTTGCCGTGCGTGGTGTCCGGTCACTAACTGTAAACACAACGGAAGGGAAATATAATGCCATACGTCAACAAACCGCGACCGTATAAACACGAGTACGATATGCAGCAAGCACGGGGGGAGAACCCTGAACGTGCGAAACGCGCAGCAGCAAGGCGTGGGATGGATGCCAAGGGCATTGACCGTGCGGGTAAGGTCATTGACCACGTTAAGCCGCTGTCAAAGGGGGGTACAAATTCTCCATCGAATCTGAAACTTACGTCCAGAGCAAAGAACGCATCGTTCAGCCGTAACTCGGATCATACGGTCAAGCGCAATGTGCCGAAGAAAAAATAGTTGACATACGTTTCTAGTTGTTAGAATATAGTCCTTCAAGCCGTCCATAGAGGCGGCAGCAGTAAACAGTTTTACAAATAGTGAAGTGGGTGCAAACATGCACACCGCTTCGTAGCTCTTTCACGGATGAAGAAACAACATGCAAATAGTGAACAACAAAGCACTGCATCTCAAGGTGCGCGACCCTTCTAAAATCACGGATGTTATCCCGACAAGTGCGCGGGTGGGTGACCACGAAGTGTTGGTTAAGTGGGGGCTGGAAGAGGCGCAGATACTTAAGAACCTCAAGATCAAAGGGGTGCCATCTCCCATACGCAAGTCATACAAGTGGACAGGTCTGCACCAACCGTTCGCGCATCAGGTTACTACCGCCGACTTTCTAACGATGAATCGCAGGGCGTTTTGTTTTAACTCGCAAGGTACGGGAAAGACGGCGAGTTGTATCTGGGCTGCGGACTACTTGATGCACCAAAAGAAAATTCGGCGGGTGTTGGTAATCTGTCCGGTATCAATCATGGGCGCTGCGTGGCAAGCCGACCTATTCAAGTTTGCAATGCACCGCACCTGCGAGATAGCCCATAGTTCCAAAGCGGAGACACGTCGTAGGATCGTAGCGGGGGATGCAGAGTTTGTTATCACCAACTACGAAGGCTTGGAGATTATTGCGGACACCGTGATTGACGATGGGCGGTTTGATCTAATCATAGTCGATGAAGCAAACGCGTATAAGAATGTCCATACGACTCGTTGGAAATGTCTTGCTAAAGTAATCAACCCAAGCACATGGGTGTGGATGTTGACGGGTACCCCTGCTTCACAAGAACCAAGTGACGCGTATGGGCTGGCACGTATTGTAAATCCCTCGGGAGTGCCAAAGTTTCACGGCACGTTCAAGAGCATGGTGATGACACAGCTTACGCGGTTCAAGTGGGTGCCAAGACCAGACTCTACCGAAACGGTATTCAACGCGTTGCAACCGGCGATTAGGTTTTCTAAAGAGGAGTGCCTTGACTTGCCAGATATGATGTATGTCACACGGGATGTTCCCCTCACGAAACAGCAGACCAAGTATTACGAGGGGTTGTTACGAGAGCAGTTGATCAACGCCGCAGGAGAAGAAATATCCGCACCTACGGCAGCAACGGTATTGACCAAGCTGTTGCAGATATCAGGTGGTGCGGTCTATTCAGACACCAAGGAAGTCATTGAGTTTGATTGTTCGAATCGGCTACAGGCGTTGAAGGAAGTGATTGAAGAAGCAAGTCATAAAGTGTTGGTGTTTGTGCCGTATACGCACAGCTTGGTGTTGGTTTCGAATTGGTTGAAGTCGAAGGGCATTACGAATCGCGTTATCAATGGGAAAGTATCCCCAACGAAGCGCACGGAGATATTCAATACGTTCCAGACTACGCCTGACCCGCAGGTATTGGTTATTCAGCCACAGGCAGCATCGCATGGCGTAACCCTACACGCGGCTAACGTCGTGGTCTACTGGTCTCCGGTTATGAGTGTTGAGACGTATCTGCAAGCTAACGCACGGGTGCATCGCGCAGGACAGGCTAACAAAGTAACCATCGTGCATTTGCAGGGTAGTGGTGTTGAACGCAAGATGTATAAGATGCTTCAAGGCAAGGTCGATATCCATCAACGGTTGGTTGACCTATACAAAGAAGAGATAGCTGAACTGGGAGAAACAAATGAGTGAAGGAGTGTCAGTTGATAAGCTGGTAAAGATATACATAAAAATGCGCGATAAGCGCAGTGTGTTGAAACGGGAGTATGAGAAGGAGGATTTAGAAGTAGAAGATAGCATGAAGCTTATTACCGCGCAGTTGCTTGAGTTGTGCAAAGAGCTTGGCGCTAGTGGGTTGAAGACAGCGTATGGCACGGTATCACGCACGACCAAGACGTATTACTGGACGAACAATTGGCCGGAAATGCGGAAGTTTATGAAAGAGCATGATGTACTTGACCTCACGGAGCAACGGCTTCACCAGACGAACATGAAGACTTTTCTGGAGAATAACCCTGAGTTGCTGCCTCCGGGACTCAATGCAAACAGCACCTATGATGTTTCTATCCGTCGTAAATAATCAGGAGAATTAAATGAGCAACGATGTCACATTGTTTAAAAATGGCGTTCCCGACTACCTGCGTAACGCTCCGCTGGATGATGTAACCAAGTCGTTCCTGTCTGGGGGCGGGGGTGGTAAGCGTATCTCCATCCGTGGGGGTGTGTTCCGTCTGGTGGTAGATGGCAAAGAGATTGCCACTAACGAAGAGCGGTCGATGAAGATCGTGATTGTGAACGCCGCACCAAAGGTTTCACGCTCGTTCTATGCGGGTGCCTATGACCCGAATGCTAAGGGTGCTGCTCCGTCATGCTGGTCTGCGGATGGGGATCGTCCTGACGCGAGTATCTCTAACGCACAAAGTGCTAACTGCACGACTTGTCCGCAGAACATCAAAGGCTCAGGTCAAGGTGAGTCTCGTGCTTGCCGTTTCTCCCGCCGTGTTGCCGTGGTGTTGGAGAACGATCTGGAAGGCGATGTGTTCCAGTTGACTCTTCCAGCGCAGTCGATCTTTGGTAAGGGCGAGAACGGTAAGCTGCCGCTCAACTCCTACGTGCAGTTCTTGGCGGGGTTCAATGTCAACATCACTGCGGTGGTGACTGAGATGCGGTTTGATACGGACAGTGCCACACCGAAGCTGACCTTTAAAGCGGTGCGCCCGTTGACTGAGGATGAGTATGAGCGTTGCGTAGCGCATGGTCAGACCGATGAGGCCAAGGAAGCCGTTAAGGTGTCCTACGCACCGTCAGCACCGGCAGTTCCCCTCAAGCAGTTAGCACAAGCCAAACCAAAGGCCAAGGTTGAAGCCGAGCCAGAGGAGGAAGATGACGAGGAAGTCCCCGCAGAACCTAAGAAACGGGAATCCAAGAAGTCAGAGCCGGAACCCGCTCCCAAGAAGAATCTGAAAGATGTGTTGGATCAATGGGATGACGAATAATAATTAAATAGGGCGGGGGTGCGATAAACTTCGCACCCCTTTTTCGGGAGAAAGAAATGAGCAAGCGCGGTTACACAAGGAAGATGAAAGCGATAGTATCGAACCCCGATAATAAGGGGCTTGGCGTCGAGCTTGGACGCTTATGTATTTTGCATGGTTACTCCGTTGTTGAGTTAGCGGAGGTTTTCGGAATCACTCGTGCTAC